TTGTAAATGCTTCTACTGCCGAAGTACCTGCAAATGATGCGGCGCTCTTAACTCTTACATAGTTAGAGCTATTTTCTAGTACTTGATTGATATATGAAGTTGAACCGTCAAAGTTTTTGTCTGTAGCGGTATCGCCCAAGTTCTCAAACTTCTCTAGTACACCTGCTTTACCTGTGAATCCACCCTTATCAAGAACTATTACGTGATATCCAGTACCACCAGCTCCTGCTACAGGCGCAGAATCAAACGATGAAGCAAATCGCCATTGTCTGACGAAGGAAGCGGCGGAATGAGCCGCAGTTCCAACAAACTTTCTGTCAAAGTTAATTGTCGCAACAGTATGTGTACTGTTTGCAGTATCTTCAACACCAGTTACGACCAATTCTTGCCCTGCGACAATTACTGATTGACCCACCTCGACACCGTGTGAGGGTGTTGTATCGTTTTCAGTGATAGTACCGATTGTGCTTGATGCTGGAATGTTCAATGTTTCGTTTACTGTGGTGGGCGCATAGCCTGCATTGTCACACCATGCAACTTCGATATCATTTCCTAGTGCGCCTTCGTAAGCGCCTTCGAAGTTTGTACTAGCCGCTTTTACACCATTGTCGTGTACACGCTGAACATACAATGCATCACTGTATGATAAAAAATTCGCCGCTGTAAAAAAGGTTTCTGCATTCGACCAAGTTGTGTTGGCGAAAGGTTTGCCAAAACGGTTTACTAGGTCAATTTCAGAGCCGATTAGAACGGGTTCGTCGGTTGGTCCCCAACGAAATACGCCAGCGATAGCACCTTCAGTTGTAGCCACTGCTGGCACAACTGTTGTTAGATCGATCTCGCTAACGTTAACTCCTGGACTTAATTGAAAAGCCATCTCATTTCTCCTTGTCTATTATGATTTATAGATTTCAAATCTTTGATCTTTGTCGTTATATTTATAAAAAACTCATCTCTAGTAATTGAACCAGTTTCTGAAATCCCTTTCTCCCATAAGCTCGGAGTCCTCTTCGTGCATGTTATTGAAGCCTACTGGTAGTAAACTCTCCAACATTTCATCTTCATTTCTTTGCTTTAGTTTATTCATTGTATTGATATCAGTAATCTCTCTAAAGAAAGTTTGGTCTGATAGCCAAGCAAATAATACTAAACACATGACTAGATCATCATGGTTACCCGATTCCGCTTCGTAAGAGTTGCCTCTACGTGAAAACGTAGATAGTTCTCGTATCGTATCGTAATCATTAATTAAAATTTGATCTTGCTCAATGAGCATTTTTAGCATGTTACAGCCTATTGACTTTACAGATTTTGTGGTTCTAATACCTTTATCGGTAGACTTACCAAACCCACCTGAAATCCTTTTACCTGCTCTGCCTGCTGATTCTGTGTGCATAAGAGTTTCGACTTCGAATTCATAGTGTAAAATCTCAGATACTTGTTCACCTATGTCATTAATCTCAATTAATGTATATGCATCATTATATTGCTTTGTAGTTCTATATATTATTTCCGCATAATCTATTGGTGTGATCATGTTATCTCTGTATACGCAAACTTGTTTATAAGGCATACTAGTCACATCTATTATTTGAAATGCTGAATAGTCCAGACCTTTTCCTCTAGATACGTCTACTACACATACATACGTATGATCATCTTTTCGTTCTTCAAGTATTTTAATATTCTCTGCTTCCGCAAGAGGTTCTTTCCATACTAAAGATTTTAGTTTAGAGCCTTCGATCAAAGTACCAGATGACCCTAAAAACTGACATTCAAACTCTTGCGAGAACTTCTGATAGTCATTATCCATCGCCGCTAGAGTTTCGTCTTTCCACTTATCGTCACGACCTGGCACTCTTTGCCAAGGCACTTCGATAAAGATGTATCCATTACGACCTTCTTTTGCACCTTCACACGTTTTATAAAAATGATTTAAACCATTTGGTGTAGAGGTGAAAAGTATCTTTGTTGTAGTACCTGATGATATCGTAGGGAAGACTGAAGCAAAAAATTCATCCCAGTTCTCGACAAAGGCTGTTTCGTCAATGTATAGAAATGAGATAGACTTACCTCGAATAGCACTAGAAGAAGTAGCACCTGCAATGATCTTACATCCGTTCTCGAATTCAACGGAACCTTTGTTCCATTCAATGACCCCTTGTTGCATCCACTTTGGGAGTGCTTCATACGCTATCTTAATCCTATCAAGTATTTCACGGGCGGCATCGCCCTTGTTCGCTAATAGTGCAACAGTCTTATAATCATTGAATAGTACATAATGTAGAATTACTGCCACGGCTGTAGTTGTTTTACCTGCTTGTCGAGATGTGTTTACTGTCACACGCCTGTTGTGCGTGATAGCCTCTATAATATCTTTCTGATAATCATACATCTTAATAGGAATTAACCCATGATCAACATGTACGATTTTAATATACTTTTCGGAGAAGTAAGTGGGATCTTTAGCACATTTAACAAACTCGGTAACCATCTCTTGATCAAACTCAATGGTCATACCTTTGCGCTTGATATTTACATTACCGTTGTAACCCTTTATGTTACTTTCATCAAGCGTTGTCATTCTTCATATCTTTTAATAGTTGCTGAAGTTCAGCAGTTGATCCTACAAACAAATTATTGTTTGTTACTGGTTTACTTTCTTCTGCTTCTTCTGCTTTCACTTTCTTGTCACCCATAGACACTAAGTCTTTGTTCGCATCTACTAGCGTCTTCATCAATGTAGAAACGACTTCATATGCTCTAGGATGCTCAGATGCTTTTGCTACATCTAGCATATCCTCAAGTGCTTGAGTACCTTTTTCAATAACATTATAGAAGTTAGTTCTAGCGTAATCGTAATCACGCTCACTTCTATCATCTTGTTCTACTACTATCTCTTGTTTTGGTTCATGCTTTATGACTTCACCTTGTAGTGGTGGTTTCATAGGTTCTAATCCAAGAGACTTACCAATCTCATCATCCATTACGCATCCTCTACTTGAACAATAAACGCCCAGTCATCATCAATATTTATGTCATTATAATCTACGGTATTGTCAGCAGAGTCGGTTGGAGTTCCATTTGCAGTAAGCCCTGGTTGAACAGTAACTTTTTCTTCGGCTTGTGTTGCTTCCATTGGAGCGAATACAGATGCTTCAGCAAACTTAATAACTTTACGATTTGATGTTGGACCAAAGTAAAACGCCTTCATCGTAAAGTCAAGCGTCCAGATTAGTGAACGTCTCTCTTCGAAATTACCTTCGTAAACATCTTCTTGTGTTACACTATTAAGTACGATAGGAATGTCTAAGTACAATTCCATGTCATCAAGTATCTTAACAGTCGGTGTATATTCTGGCTGAAAGTATGGTAGAATTTGCTCTAAAATCTTTGTACCGTCTTCGTTATACTTCGTCATGATGTTTAACTGAAGATTTAAATCATATGGCGCAGGTGTATACTGTGAAGATAAAACGTTGTCTGTAGTCGCATTACCCTTGACATACTTCTGTAGCCCACCTATTTTGCGCTCTGGATTGAACGTCATACCAGTTATCTCAAAAGACATTCTTGGTAATGTAATAGCAGGTGAACGCAAGTCGTTATCTGCCTCTAGTCTTGCAAGTAACTTCTGCATAGGTGCATAGTTAATTGGGACCTTCTGAGACAGCTTCAGAGCGCCTGTGTTGTCTTTTCTGCGGATAATGATGTCATTGAATAGAGTACCAAAGACAGCAATATATCTGCGTGTTGTTTCGTTATAAAAATGATTACCAAACATTAGAAGTTATCCTCTCCAAATGGATTGCTCTCAGAGAAGTCTAAAATATTATCAGCAATCGTTTCAATTTCATTATTATCTGCTACAGCATCGTATGTGTCAACGTTCTCTAGTTTGTCTGCGTAGACGATAATCTCTCTACCCATGTATTCGTTACCAACACCAGACTGTAGATAGTAATAAGAACCAGCAGTTGCAGGCGTCCAAGTAAGTCCAACCACTACAGAAGGATCATTATTAGCAACTCCAGCAGTTCCTGAGTATGTTGTAGCTACTAGTGAGCCTTCAGATGGTACAATTGTTGAATGTATTTGTAGTTGATTGTTTAAATTCGATGCATCACTCTGATCAAAGACGTATGTAGACCCAGCATATAAGTTTAGATATGGCGCTTCGTCTGCACCTATAAAGTATGCTTGACTTGACCCTTGAGAATTATAAGGGTTAGTAGCTGTCTTATCGTCAACTCGTACCGTGTAAGTAGTTGTATCTGGTGATACAGTAAGTTGATACTCTGAGAAGTAATCATCAATGAACTCCTGACCAGTGCGGAAGACTTCGCCACTGTATTCGAGTAATTCACAGCGCAAATCGTATGTCTGTAGATTACCCATTTGATAAAAGATTGCTTCATGCTCTACGTGCATGATTTTGAAGAACTTGCGGTTCAAAGGCATGTAAATGATGTCGCCTTCGAATGGGCGAATTTGCTCTGAGTGTACTGCAACTTCTTGATTGAATGAGCGTATAGCGATAGTCAGTGTCATGCTATCACGTATCTGTAGACCAAACTTAGATAAGAAGTCGCCTTCACCTTCAAAGCCATCGATGTTCTTCACATACATTTCTACCATGTACGCATCGTTGTATTGTGGTAAATCGTCTTCGTTTAATAGATCGTCTTTTGCTCCCAGTGTTCTAGGAACGTACCAAGTGTCTACACCATAGATACGAATAGACTCAATGACAAGATCCTCTATGAGTTCTTGCTCCATTGAGTTAGAGTAGTTTTCAAAGTAGAAATTCTTAGCCATAAGTCAATTATCCAATCATGTCTACAACTGGCAATGAATAAGAAGAAATCATCTCTTCTTCAAGCCTTTGAATTTCCTCCCTAGCGTCTGCAAGAATTTGTTCACCGTTAAACTGAACATTACCAGGTAGTGACATGCCTACAAACTTTGTAAGGTTTGAACCCCACTGAAATTTAATTTTAGCAGTTGCATAGTTCTGCAACCATCGATCTTTATATACATCTGCATACACTGTTGGGTCAACGATACTATAGCACTCTGCTACAATGTAGTCGCCTTCTGTCAACAAACCCCAATCAGTGTCGATATGTAATCTATTGATGTGTCTGTTATATCTGATAGGCTGTTTGCCGACCAAGATTTCTTCCATAAATTGCAAGTGTTGCATTGACATGAAGAAGTGTGTCATGTTATAATTGATGAAATCATGTATGTTATTCAATACGAATTGATACTGAACATTAAACATACCTGTGCTTGCTGTAATACTAGAGCCTAAGTTAAATATATTAACTGCACCGATAATATTCTCAGGTACTGTGATGTAACCATTTGTCTTATCATCGGCTGTAATCTGATGCTTTAGGAACGTCTTCTCTGTACCATCGAAGTGATAGTCCCAGTAATACGACAAAGCCTCATCGATACGATCATCTGCTTGATCCTGATCAACGTTAACTTCAATGACTGGCTTGCCTAGTTTACGTAAGCACCATTCTTTAAATTCTTGTCTTGTGGTAGGCTGTGCCATTTCTATATCCCATAGTTAGATTACTCTACTATTTATAAAGCGTTGTAAGCGTCCACAACAGCCGAAGGCGTTGCATCTACAACTGCTTGTGCTTCTGCACGTTCTGCCACATCAGTTGTAATGAGAGGGTTCTCAATAGTTTCTTCTGTAGGCTCTGCATTAATGTCATCTGAGTATACAGTGCGTGTGATTGTATCATCAACAGGATCAATAGCGGTAACAGTAACGACATCAGCCATCACGTCTACCATTCCCTCTGCATTTTCATCATAGACTTGTTCATCTGTAGCTTGACTTTCGACTACTTCTGCACGCCCGAGTGCTACTTGATACTGTGCTAGTCTTTCTGTTGCTATACCATAATCCAATAGTTGTCGTCTAAACTTTTTAGTATCTGCCGCATCCTGCACTTCTTCTGGAATTTCTCCATCAAAGCAATCTGCTCCTTCAGCAATGATTGCGTCTAGAACTTTTTGATAATGTCCATTATTAGAATCTAGAGGTATGTACAGATTACTACCCGTAACATGAATTACCTTATCTCCTAAATCGTCTGTGTAAGTACTATACATTTATTGAAACTCCGCATCAAATGATATAAAAACGTCTGTGTTTTCGTCTGATCTTATTAAAACTCCGTGACCTTGATCTGCGCCACTAGCGACAAATATAACCACTGCTGAATCTGTAAAACTTGATCCTGAATAAGTTATGGCAGTAGTATTTCTTACTGCACCTCCAGAGACAGTTTGAAAGTCTGTGGCACCACTATAGTTAAGAGCCGGTACAGCCCTCATAGTTCTTGGATATTTCCACATTGTGTATGCATTACCTGGCGTGTAGATCGTCCCCGCACACGGCATATATTTATAATTAACACCTTGTAGTCCAACATAGTAGAGATATCTTTGACAGAGGTGCAACTCTTCTCCGGGTAATCTAGTTTCAAAAGGAGTTGCTATCTTACCAGCTTCTAGCTGTAGATTTGCAACCTCCGATACCCCACCAAATTGACCGAAACGAATATTTAGAGCTGTATGAGAAGAAAGTCTACCTTTGCATGTGAATGTTATTGAGAAATCTGTAAAGGTATCAGCGTTATTTAAGGTCGCTGATGTTTGAGCAACAACATTCGAACCGGTCACGCCTTCTCTATAGAAAATTTCTAAACTTAACGGCAGTCCAGATGACTTATACTTGAACGAGAGAGTGTAAGTTTGATCGTTTTCTAATTGA